CATTAACATGGCCAACGACGCCTGGGAAAAAAATAGTGCTCTCACTGACGATGCTGCCCGACATCAGGAGACTTTCGCCAGCCAAATCAAGATTACCTGGAACCTCCTTAACAATATCCTGATTACAATCGGCGATGCTCTGATGCCGACGCTGAAGCTCTTCAATAGCTTGCTGCAGGATGTTCTGAAATCCCATATCGACTGGGGTTCGTGGATCCAGTCTTTCATGACCAATCTAGTCCCCATCATTATCACCGCCATCGGTATGGTGGGAGATGCCTGGAATGGGTGGATCATGATTATTAAGCTCATCGAGATTGCTGTTAACGGAGTGGGTGCTGTCATCCTCGATGTCTGGGAGAAGGTATCGGACAAGCTCCAGGGTATGAGCAATGTGGCGGTCCGCGGTCTACAGTCTCTGCTAGCTATTGCCTCGACCATCGTCCCGGCTTTAGGAGCTTTGCCTCCTTTAGAGCTAATCAAGATAACTCCACCGGAAAAGATCGAGGCAATGAAGCAGGAGTTCATCAAGAGCTGGCAAACAGCCCATGACGAACTCGACAAGCTAGCTAAGCAGGACAAGTTCTCCGATACCCTACAAAAGAACTATGAAGACTGGCTCAGCAAGAAGTCGGCAGCCGACAAGGAAGATCTAGCTGCCTACGATAAAGAATACCTGGCGGAGATCGATAAGATCGGTGAGGCCATTCAGAAGAAAATAGTCGACCCGATGCTACTGGTTCGTAATCAGGGTGAGACGCTCATCAATCAACTCTTCTCTAAAGAGTTCCCTGGCGAAGAAGATCCCAGCAAGGCCAAGTCGGCTGGTAAGACGGGGCTCAGTGCGTTGGGCCTAGGTAGCTTGCAGGACTCAGGAGTCAAGCAGGCCCAGCAGATCCAGAACGAGCTGAAGCTCTATCAGAGCAAACTAGACCAGCTCAAGAAGTATGACGACGAGGAGCTACAGCTTTCCCAGTCGACTAAGGACAAGCTGCTAGCCCTAGAGAAGAAATACAACGACGATCTAAGCGCCTTGCAGATGGCCCAGGCGCAGGTGGCCTTCCAGAACACTTCTAAGATGTTTGATAGCCTGGCTACCGTAGCCGAGCAATTCGGTGGAAAGCAGGGAGCTTTTTATCAGGCTATGTTCGCCATGTCGAAGGCTTTTGCGATCGCAGACGCCACCGTGAAGATTGCTCAGGGTATCGCCGATGCCTCGGCTATGCCCTTCCCAGCCAACCTAGCCGCTATGGCGAGTGTCGCCGCGGCCACCGCCTCGATCGTCTCTAGCATCTCTGCTGTAACGCTGAACCTTACCGGCAAAGCTCGTGGTGGTATGGTAAGCGGCGGCATTCCCTATCTTGTTGGTGAGGCCGGTCCCGAGATCTTCGTCCCATCGGAAACCGGTAACATCGTTCCTAACGATCGAATGACCAATGCACTAGGTTCTTCGCCCACTAAGGTCATCGTCAATAACTACACCGATTCTAAGCCCGAGGTTCAGGAAAGGCAGATGGGAGGAGAGCGCGTCCTGGAAGTTATGATCACCCGGGCTAAGCAAGAGATCGCAGCCGAGATCCGGGACGGCCGCGGGATGGTCAATAGGGCGCTGCAGCAGAGCTATACTCTCCAACGAGGCCGATAATGTCTTCCCAAACCCAAGAGCAACGAATCCCCTGGCCGGACGCTCTCCCGCTGCCGCTCTTGGAAAATAGCGGCCAGCCCTTCTATCCGTTGGAGGCTAACTCAACGCAGACAGGCGGACCGGTCCGCCGCCGGCGAAGGTTCCGCAGTATTGCTGTCGTATCCCTGGAAGTAAAGTGGGCCCTATCCATCGCGCAATACGCTACCTTCAAGACTTTCTACCGGGACGTGCTAGGTCTAGGGGCGGCGCGGTTTACTATGGAGCTGAGACACCCCAAGACGAGCGGCCTCGAAGAGTGGCTTATCCAGTTCGATGGGGATTACAACGCCCAGTTCCAGGAAGGTGTCTGGATCGTCTCGGCCAAGATCTATGCTCTCTATCCGACGAAGCTAGCCGATGCTGCTCCTAGAACAGATCTCCAAGAGTTCCTGGTGCTACCCGATTCGGCTCCGGTTCTAACCTCCGACGGTTTCATCGTCTACGTCAAGACTTGATATGCCTCTACCTTTTAACTCTACTCACACGGGCGCTCAGCTCGACTCGGCTGTCGATACTGTCTTACATGACTTAGGGACAGCAGCTCTCAAGGATGCTGGAGTCGCCAATGGTGTTGCTACTCTAGACTCGGGCGGTAAGGTCCCAACTAGTCAACTGCCTGCAGCTATCCTGGGCGCTCTCGATTATCAAGGCACCTGGAACGCCAACACCAATACTCCGACGCTTGCTAGCGGAGTCGGAACCAAAGGCTATTACTACAAGGTGAGCGTTGCTGGCACCACCACTATCGACGGCATCAGCGAATGGAACCTAACCGACTGGATTGTTTTTGATGGGACGGTCTGGGATAAAGTGGACAACTCAGAGGAGGATGCCACGGCTACGGTTAAGGGCCGTGTCAAACTAGCGGGAGATCTTACCGGCGGCACCGCTGATTCTCCGCAAGTATCCGGCTTAGGTGGATCCGCTTTACCTTCGAACGTCTCTAATGGTTTCCTTAAAAGGAACAACGCCAATAATGCCTGGGAGGAAGTAGCCTATGGCTCGGGTTCCAATACCGTCTGTCAAGGTAACGACTCCAGACTATCGGATGCCCGCAACCCCACGGGCTCGGGAACGATGACCGGTTTGTTGACGCTTAATGGCGGGCTTACTCTGGGCGCGAGTGGACTTCTCATTAACACCCACAAAGCTCTTACTTTCTCTTCAACGACTAATGTCGACTGGACAGCCGGCCTAGCTTTCGATCTGACAGTGACGGGCAACCTTACCATTACCAACAGCGGCATGGTGGCCGGCCAAGTCATTAAGCTGTTCCTTACGGCAGACTCTAGCGGACCCTACACATTAGCTTGGCCGGCTTGGAAGGTTATGGGAGCGGCTTTGCCGACGAGCCTGCCTGCTAGCAAGTCCGTCATCGTTACTTTGGAATCCACCGGCACGACTACCGGCAGCGTCTTCGCCACTGCTATCGCCCAAGTATGATCCTAAGACCGAAAGCCTTCTATCATCGGCTTAACCGGAAGCTTCGCCAGGGCGGCTTCCTGGTGAATACCTTCTTTGACATTCCGCTAGTCGGACAACAGACTGGCGGAGGCGTTACTTTGCCGACAGCTGATTCCGGTCTGTATGGTTGGTGGTCTAGTGACTCCGGAGTTAGTTTGACAGGTGGAGGTAACCTTAACAGCTGGACCGATCGAAGCAGCAACGCCAGGGTAGCCACGTCTGCTGGTGATCCTAACTCGCTGCATGTTACGACTAACGATATCAACGGGCACCCGTCTTTCAAAAAGGATGAAAGCGGCAACACTCGCAACATAAGCTTCCCTACGCCCAGCAAACCTTTCTCAGTTGTCTGGCTCGGCAAACAAGATTCCTGGACGAACGGGATTTATCTGCATGATGCTACTAACGGGGATGCCTGTATCCTCTATCAATCGGGCTCTAGCCCGGCAATTCAGATGTATGCTGGTAGCGGGGCCTGCAACAACTCCAACCTAGCTATCGGCACTTGGGGAATAATCACCTGCGTCTGGAATGGGGCTTCCAGCTCTCTTCAGATCAATAATACTACAGCGGCTACAGGGAACGTCGGGACGGCGAATCAGGGAGCTAAGATCCTTGTTGGGTTTGCTAACGACTCCACCAACGCCCAGTGGAGGTTTGCCGGCTGCATCATTACTACATCCCTGGACGCAACCAATCTCAACATCCACAAGAACTGGCTAGCGAACTTTGCTGGGATAACCATATGAGTTCCTCCTCTTCTAGCTTCTTCGACAATAGCGCTAGCAACAGTAGCGGATCTGGAAGCACTCCTAGCTGGCCGGAGAATTTGCCGGCGCCCCTTATCGATCGCACCCATAGCATCACTCCGAGATCGACGACGACTCTGATGGAAAGTCAGCGTCCCCGGGTGCGGCGGATGCAGGTCGAACAGTTAGAGCTAATGCAGGTGCAGTGGAACTTTACGGAGGATCAATACAGACACTTCCGAGACTTCTTTATTGGAGATCTGGAGACGGGCGTCCGGAAGTTCCACTTAATGACCTTCGAGCCGGCGCAGCAGGCTCACTACTATGTGGTGGTGGAACGCATCGTCGAGTTCCTTGACGGCAAGTATCAATTCTCCCAGGAGGATAATCTGTTCTCGGTCGTCTCCAATCTGATCGTCGACTCCGAGCATACTTCCCTGCCGATCCCGATCCCAGGGGACATTCCTCCCAAGCCGCCGCTACCGCCGCTCGACATCCCTATCCCGACAATTACCTATTCAACCTGCAACGACACCATCACCATTGACTATGGAGCCACCATCCCGGGCCTAAAGCGCTATCTCATTGAAACTAGTTCCGACGGCATAGGCTGGTCCCGCTATACCGAAGCCCGACGGGAGCGCAGCCGGCTGGTCCTTAACAACTACTTCCCGGTGGGCAAGCATATCCGCGTCCGATTTATCAAGATGGACCTAACCATTCAGAGTGATCCTCACTCTGTTTTCGTCGTCTCAAATGCTAGCAATGTAGCGGCTCCGGTTATCAGCGTTACCGGATTTCATGCTCCTCTTTTCCATCTACCTTCGAACTACCTGGGAGTGGCTGGCGCTGATAACAGCTCGGTGCTCGTAGTCGCTAACCTAGAGGAGATTGATCTCAACGGTAATAAGATCATGAAAATACCCTGCGGGGAAGCCTTCATTGAGGCCACCAAGCAGGAGTATATCCTAACCCATTACGGCGATCCGCAGACCCCTTCGACGATGGAGATTGATTTGTCCAGCACTACAGCCGGAGCTACCTGCCGCTTTACTTTGAACGGAGCCGATCCTAGTGGACCTTTGGACGGCCTAGCTAGCGGAACGGTGATTAGTCCTTACCTCGACAACTTCGGCTGTGTCCTTATCGCTCGGGCTTTTAAGGACGGATGCCCCAGTCCACCAACCTATCTGCTAGTGGACAAGAACGTGGGACTAGACGATCGATTCGAGACTGAGGTGTTAGCAGCCGATACTAGCACCGGTTGCCAGCTGCGCAATTGGCAGCGGTTACCTCCCGATTGTCCGGCTCTCGGCCAGCCTATCAATCGAACGTGCGCTAGCATCTTCAACTTTCAGGAAGGAAGCTACCCGCCAACTCCACATGAATTGATAGCTCTCTTGAATAGCTGGTGGCTCGGCATTACCGGATCTCTGAGCGGCCCATCCTCGCATCTGGCTTTGATTCTCTCCGATGTAACAGGAGCGGAATCGGGAGCCACCACCGACCCCGGAACGTGTGGCTCGGGATCTGTCTGGAGCAACGGAGATTTCAACTTCACAGGATCGTTACAAGAAGCCGTCGACCTTACCGGTGAGCCTAGCGGGGCGTTTGATACGGCGCTCCGCAACTTCCCCGATTCCATTACAGAAGCCTATTTGCAGAACTCCAACGGGACGGTAGCCAAGGGGAGATTGGTCGACGACTACTTTGGACCTACCAGGCAGACAGGAGCTTACACGGCTACGGTGCTTGAGACTCAAGAACCCCAGCCAGCTCTATTGAATCAGGAGATAGCCTCCGAGGGCGGCGCCCGATTCGGACAGCAGGTAACAGCTTTGCTAAACGTCGCTAGCACGTCCCTGACGACTCTCAAGTTTGTCTGCACGCTAGCCCCCGAATACGCCCCAGACATTTGGAATCCTGACGACTTGCTATGAATCCCGCTCTAGAACAGGCTATCAAAGAAGCTTACGCCTCGGCACCGGCTACGGTGGCAATCCTCCATACTCTTGAAGTCCGGCAGGAAGGTGTCCAAGCTAGAGTCTTCCTGGTGCGCTCTTTCCGCGGCATCACAGCAACCCTGGAGAATGGATCCCAGCAGCAGTTCGAACCTAGCGGCTTCAACTTTAGTCTGCCGGTTCAGAATAACGACGGGTTCCAAAGCCTCAATATCTCGATCGACAACATTAACCTAAGGGTCAGCGACTTCATCAATAAAGCCTGTTCCAAGCGGGTGCCTGTCGAGATAGTCTACCGGCCTTATGTTAGCAACGATCTATCTCATCCCCAAATGAATCCTCCGCTAGTGCTCTTCCTCAAAGACGTCAAGATCACTAACGTCCAGGTGACCGGACGGGCTACCTTCATGGACGTTATCAATCGACACTTCCCTGGAGAGCTTTACAGCCGAGACCGCTTCCCTAACCTACAATGAGTCATTGGGCAAAGAAATACATCGGCCTGCCCTACGAGCTGGAAGCCCGCGGGCCGCATAAGGTGGACTGCTGGGGGCTGGTCTACCTGGTCTATAAGCAGGAATACGGTATCGAGCTGCCGTTGTATCCGGGCGTGTCGATGCTAAAACCGGTGGAGGCTACTCGGACTATAGCTAAGGCCCTAGAGACTGAATGGCAGCCTGTCGTAGCCCCTTTCGAAGGCTGCGTCATCACGATGAGCCGGAACAAGGAGATGCACCACATTGGGATCTATCTAGATCACCAGGGCGGATTAGTGCTCCACTCGATGAAGGGACTAGCTACAGTAGCCGAGCCGTTGCGGTTCCTTTCCCGGATGCGCCTGCTGCGCAAGGTTGAATTTTATCGCTATCATTTATGGCCTACGTCATAGAAGTCCCCAACGCTCTCCAGCCGATGCAGCATATCAAGAACGTGCTGCAGGAAAGGATCTCGATCCGGGACTGGGTTCGCAAGAAGCACCCGGAAGGTGACTTCCCGGTGCCGACGATCTGCATTGTTAACGGAGATCCGGTGGTGCGGGAAAATAACGGCTGGGATAGGTTCATCGAGGAGAAGGACGTTGTTACCTTTATCACTCTACCCGCCGGCCTAGAGGCCATCATTATCGCCACGATCGTCCTGGTCGT